AAAAAATTTCCACCAATTGGGCGTAGCTCCGCTAAAAAAATGGTACACTCGAACTAATGCCACTTACCTGGACACCGCACCCCGCTCTCCCGCCTCTGACAAAATCGGAGATGCTGTCCATGTCCCCCGAATCAATCCTCGCATACTGGGAGAAAAGGGAACAGGCGATAGCCCTCGAAAAAGAAGATCCATATCGGCATGGATTTGAACTGGATACTTGGAAGCGGGCAGATGATCAGCTAAAGACTCACTCTGAGATCCTCGTTATGGGCGGTAACCGAGCTGGCAAATCGGAATGGGCGGCCAAGCGGGTGGTTCAGTCCCTCGTTGAAAACCCCGGCACTATTATTTGGTGTCTTACAGAAACATCGGCCAACAGCATACAATTTCAGCAGAAACTAATATTTAAGTATATTCCAAAAGAATTAAAAGGATTAGGTAGAGGTAAGGTCGGATACTTGGTCTACAGTTTGCGCAACGGATTCACTTCCGGGAAGTTCACTTTACCCAATCGATCAGAATGCATTTTTCGTAATTGGTCACAGGACATCAGTACCATCGAAGGAGGAGAGATCGGATCTCCGCAAGTGCCTGTTAGTCAAACACATAACATCGGATTTTGGGCTGACGAATTGTGTCCAATGAGTTGGGTAAATACACTTCGCTACCGCACCGTAACGCGTTCCCATGCAAGCAATTATGATGGAATTGTTCGCCCAGCAACCGGCATAATTTCCTTCACCGCCGTTGACGGATGGAACAGCGTAGTCAAGTCCATGCTCACCGGAGCCCGCACCATAGAATCAACGAAGGCGGACCTATTGGACGGCGAAGAGGTCCCCCTCGTTCAGCAACCCATCCGCAAAGCCAGTTCTGTGGTATATTTTCATACGGCGGCGAATCCCTTTGGCGGTTGGGCGGCAATGAAAAATCAATTGGAGGGTGAGAAGAGGGAAACTATCCTCTGTCGTGCGTATGGAGTCCCTGTGAGGCAGTCTAGAGCAATCTTTCCCAATCTTACGGATAAAAACTTCGTTCAATCGGAAAAACTCCCATCTTTTACGGATGCCAATTGGGTATTATCCATCGATCCAGCGGGAGCAAAGCCTTGGACAATGGTCCTCTTTGCAATCGATCCACATGGAGTCGCATGGGCGGTTAAGGAGTTCCCTGACTTCGACACATGGGGTGGATGGATTGATCTGACAAAGGATAAGCTGTCTGCCGGCGAGGCCGCCCAACCGAACGGGTACGGCCTCAAGGATTATGCCGATGAAATTAGACGAATGGAAAAGATTTGTGGCGATTCGGAGGTCATCCGCATAATCGACCCGAGGCTTGGGGCGGCGAGCTATCAGAAGTCGGAAGGGAGTTCTAACATCATAGACGATTTAATGGACGAAGATATTGTCGTTCAGCCCGCCGAAGCACTCGACATCGAAACAGGGCTTCAGGCGATCAATAATTTACTCGCATGGGATCGGGATAACCCGATGGATTTGGATAATAAGCCTAAATTGATGTTTTCGGATGAATGCCAAAATCTCATAAGTTGTCTGCAAGCTTACACTCCTGGCGGTTCGCTTAAAGCGCCCGAAAAAGACTTCCCAGACTGCGCGAGATATTTTGCAGTGGGCAACTTCGAGTATTTCAGCGAGGACGAATTAATTTCAACAGGAGGAGGAGGATATTAATTATGGGAGTAACTAAAAAGTGGAGCAAGATGCAACGGGACCAAGTGGTAATTTTACGGAAGACCGGATTAAGCTGGCCAAAGGTGAGCAAAGGAGTGGGGATTCCCCGTTCTAGCTGTCAGAAGATTTGGTCTGAAGATTCGGATGGTAAAGCTGAACTGCCCGCCCCGCCGGTCAAGCAGATAGAAAAGGCGAGGGTACTCAAACTCGTCCCAAATCCCCGTCTTATGCTCATTCACTTCGATGATCGGGAAGGAGTAGCGAGGTGCGTAAAAAGACCGGAAGCTAATCACCCTCCTAAATCGGAAATCTATGTCAAAAAAATCGAGGGAGACGATGATTTGTATCGAATCGCCTGAGCAACAGGACAAGCGGATTGATCTGATGTTAAGAGAAATGGTGGTTGAGGAAGGCTTGTCTGCATTTGAGGCGGATCGTGAATTGAAAGTTTATACACTTCAGGAAATAGCGGACTACATTGGAGTGGGCTATAAAACGCTTTGGGATATCGAAAAGTCCGTCCTGAATAAATTAAAAAAAAATATGTTAGAATTGGAGATTAAACATGGAAATACAGGAATTTAGCGAAAAAGGCCCCGATGTAGATGCCATCAAAAAAGAGTTTGACGATGCGAAAGCAGACTTGAGCTTTTGGATGGATAAAGCGGAACAGGGTAGGGAATGTCGATTTAACGAATGGGCTGGCAAAGATGAGTCAGGCAAGAAGAATGGACCGGAGGCTTTCCCATTCGATGGGGCATCCGATTTAGATCCAAACTTGGTTAATCCGTTGATTGATGGAGATGTGGCATTACTTTCTCAATCGTTATCACAGGCTAACCTCGTAGCCGCTCCCGTAGAGAGTTCCGACATTGGCAGTGCGAAGATGGTGAGTGAGTTTTTAAAATGGCGGATGAACTCAATGACTGAACTCCCTCGGGAAGCCGCCATTGGGGCAAACTATTTACTGCAAAATGGTATCACTTTTTTCGGCACTTATTGGAAAAGGGAAACCACTCGAGTATTTAAGGATATCAGCTTGGAAGAGATTGCCCAAATGAGTCCCGAGCTGGCAATGGCGATCCAAGATCCCGAAATGAAGGAGGGAGTTGAGGAGATGCTATTCCCGCTATTTCCTAATCTGAAAAAGCGAAGAGTTCGGAAGATGATTAATGAACTTCGTAGCAAAGGAGTTTCCAAAGTTCCGACTGAGAAAGCGGTAGTAAACAGACCAGCAATTAAGGCTTATGAATTGGGCAGAGAAATAATCATCGACTCTAATGTAATTGATTTGGAGTCTGCCAGGTCAATCCACTGCATCCACTATTATTCTCCCGAAGCATTAATGCAAAAGGTCAACGAGGGATGGGATAAGAAGTGGATTGAGGAAGTCCTCGAAAACTCGAAAGGCTTTTATGCCGAGGAGAGTTACAGTTCGGATCTCATGTCTTACGATTCCGGCAACTTTTACGGCACACAGGATTATGAAGGTATGGTTCGGGTAATTACAACTTATCGTAAGGAACTCGATGAAGACGATGTACCTATCTGCACAATTACTTGCTGGGCGGATGAAGCCGAAGGACATGGTTTCCATAGTCCGATGGAATACGATGAGGGCAGATATCCATTTGTCTGTATTACTAGGGAGAACTTAAATCACCGCTTACTCGATTCAAGAGGTTACCCCGAGCTTTTAAAGTCCTATCAGATTGCAGTTAAGACTGAAATGGATGCCCGAAGAGACCGTGCATCGATGAGTACTTTGCCCCCCGTAGAACATTTGCAAGGCCGTAAACCGGATCGTATTGGTCCAGGCGCACAGATTCCAGTTCGCCGGAGGGGAGAAGTTGGTTTCATGGAAATCCCTCGATATTCCCCGGCAAGTATGGATGTGGAAATGCAGATTCGCCAAATAGCGGATAAGATCACAGGCCGCCCAACATCGCAATTAGATGCAGTTGAAGCAAACAGCATTCGCCAGCATTTAGTTAATCAATGGTTAAATGGATTCAAACAGATTTTAAATCGGGTATGGTGCTTGGATCGGACTTACGGCGGACCGCAGATATGGTTTCGGGTAACGAATAACGAACAGGGTGCGATGCTCATGTTGGACGAGACGGCCGAGATATATGATTTTAATATTACATGGAACTCGATGAACCAGGATGAGGAGAAGGTTCTTCAGAAATTGGATACTGTTGGTAAATTAATGTCAACTTATGACCGGCAAGGAGTTGGTCGATATGATGTATACCTTCGTAAAGTTTTAGAAGCAATCGATCCCAACTTAGCCGGTCAATTAATCGCCCCAGTTGAAGAGTCAACTGATAAGGAGATTCAGGAAACTTCTTCTGATATTGCCAAGATTGCATCGGGTCAGGTTGTTAACGCTCCTCAACAAGGAGTAAATTCAAATCTTCGTTTGCAAGTTTTACGGTCGTATTTGGAGGGTACTCCCGAAATACCAGCACAGGATGTTCAAAATCGTATGCAAGAGGACGAGAGCTTCGCCAAGAGACTTCAGACATATGCGGGTCAGCTAGAGATGATGCAAGCCCAGCAAAAGAACGCAATCGTTGGAGCTTTAGGTACTGCTCCCGGCAATGTACCAGGTACATCAGTAGCCGCTTAAACAAAAAGGAAATATTATGCCAAAAGTAGGGAAAAAACATTATTCGTACACGCCCAAAGGAATGGCTAAAGCTAAAGCCGCCGCCAAGAAATCGGGTAAAAAGGTAAGCTATGCCAAGAAAAGCACTCGGAAGGCCAAGTAAGGTTAACAGCCCGAGAAGAATCCGAAAGGGTGAAGCTGGGTATGGGGTTAAGAAGTTTGTGGTCCGAGCATCTGAAGGCGGTAAGCAAAAGACAATTCGCTATGGGGATGCCAAGATGAAGATCAGAAAGTCTAACCCATCTGCCCGTAAGTCTTTTCGTGCAAGGCATAATTGTGATGAGAAAAAATCAAAACTAACGGCGGGCTATTGGTCTTGCCGCAAATGGTAATGCCAAAGGATGCTTGCTACAAAAAGGTAAAGGCTCGGGTAAAGGTATTTCCATCCGCCCGAGCATCTCAGCAGATTGCCAAGTGCCGAAAGTCCAAGGGACAGGTTCGGAAGTCTACGGCTGGATCTTCGTTAAAAAGGTGGGGTGCTGAGAAGTGGAAAGATACACGGACCGGCAAACCATGCGGACAGGGTAAGGCGAATGAATACTGCCGCCCGACAAAGAGAGTTTCGAGTAAAACGCCCAAGCTAAAATCAGAGATGAGTAAAAGCCAATTGAAACGGAAGAAGGCGGAGAAATCGAAGGTTGGTATGGGCAAACGAGTTAAACCAATAAGAAGGAAAAAATGACACTAGGTGATGCAATAAACGGCCTCGGCGAACAAACCGAATGGCTCGTAATAAAGGACTTTATTAAAGAACAACGGGATATGTGCCTGGTCGATTTTCAGGACTATACCCATGTTGATAATCCGCAAAAACTCGCCCGACTCAGCGGTGAGATTGCTGGCTTAACCCGAATTGTAGAAAGTTTAGAAAATGCCGAAACTGACACCCCATCAGCAATTTAAAAACGAACATCGGGCCTTGCTAAATCGCTGGCTCGAAGAGAGCGATATCGATGACCAGGAGATGGCACAAATCGCTTTAACGGATGTAGAGGAATGGATGGACGAGGAAGTTGTCGGCTTTGATTGCGACATGGACCTCGAAGATGACTAAGCGACTAGGCTATATTTACGAACAGGAATTTTTCACTCGGGCATTAAGGCAAGGTCTAGAAGTATTCACACCACTCGGTGACCATTTACCGGTCGATTGCATGATCGTTAATTCGGCGGGTAAAAAGTTTAATGTTCAAATCAAGGGGTCAGGTAAAGCTAGTTCCTCGGAAAGAAAAAATGGATGTAATAGGTACAAATTTAGTACCACTACTGGTCGATCCGTAAAACAGCCCCTCGACTGCACAAAGGTCGATGTGGTGGCAATTTACTGTGCTGACATTGACACCTGGTATCTGATCCCATGCATGGCAATTGATGGAGCATTAACAGTTGCGGTATACCCGCACAACCCCAATTCCAAAGCCAAGCACGAGAAATATCGGGAGAATTGGGAGATATTTAAAACTGCCTGAATAATTTTCTTGGCTCCCTGTCATAATGGGATGTGGCGTACCATATTGGTGCGCAGATTAACGCAAGAGTGCGAACTTTAAACGCAGAAAACATGGCAGATACAGAAATTAGCGAGGCTCCGGCTGATTCGGGAGCAGAAACAACAACGCAAGGGATCACCACTTTGGAAGAATTGACGGCATCGTTCGTCGAGAAAGTCGAAGAGGTTGAACCCTCACAGGAATCTGAAGCGGAAGCTGGTCCCGAGACGACAACCGCAGACGCAGAAACCGACCAGGATACAGATGTTCTTTTACAGTCAACCGAAACCGAGGAATC